ATATCTTTTACTTCACCAACATAATATATATCATCAAAATATGGTGATTCGGTATATGAATAGACTAAATTAGTAGGATCAACATATTTAACTGTAACACCCTCAGATGTATTAAAAGAATTTTTAACACACCCTATACCAAGAACCGCTAAATCATAATATGTTCTTTTTAAAGTTTGATCATATTTATTACCTTTTAATAATACATTCAATGCTTGTTCTTCTGCAACTTCTATAGATTGTTTATAATTAAGTTGCATATGTAACTCTAATTCTTCTGTAGTTTCTGGTAAACTATCTGGATCATTTTCATACAAATTAATGCCAAAAGAATCCATTACATGATCGTTTATCTCCTTGGTATTCATATCTCTTAAAACAGATGTCATAAAATTTGTTCTTTTATCAACACCATATGGATCCTGAGAATATGCTTTAACATCATAAGTTCTTTCAGCTATACCATTAACAACTATATCTACAAACTTAGGTATAATTGGTACTGGTTTCCAATCTAAATTAAGATATGATAAATCACCATTAATAGATAGTTCATCTTTATATTTTTGTATAGATTGTTCTCCTCTAGCATATAATCTTAATTTATGAAATGCAGCTTGATTAATACTATGTCTATTTGATTGTTTACCAAACCATTCATCTTCTATTGCTCTTGCTATACTTAAACCATAATCATAACTAGCCTTTTCTGCATCGCTAACTACTTGACTTGGAAAATAACCCTTAGTTTTTTTCGCATGTTATTACTTTATAATTTTTGATAATTTGCCAGTATTTTTATACTTAGCAAATGTTATATTTAACTTTGTTTTTTCTTTTTCCATATTTGGTGAATATAAATGTCTATTACATGCCATAATTGCTAAACCAGAACTAATTGTTGCATCGTATTTGGTTCTTTTATTTATATCAAATCTTGACCAATCATTTAATGTTTTATTAAAATGCATATTCCCCATTTTACCTTCATCTATATTACCAACGTGACTTTGAATATACATTTCAATAGCAGCGGCATGAGCTTGTTTAATATCTTCACTTGTATTTGGTATTCCACCAATTTCTTTCTCAGTTACTGATAATTTATTCCAAACTTTATCAGGTCTATTCATTGAATAACCCCTATATCCTCTTCTTCTTAAATAATATAATAATCTTGGCTTATTATTTTCTGCAAGCAAAGGCATACCATAAAAATGTATTGCCATTAAAACATCTTCAAAAAATATTTCAGCTGTTTGTGGTCTAGCTATATACTCTAAAAAGAATTTACTTCTAGGAGCATCTTCCATACTAAATTTAGTAAGTCCATGTAATGCACCTTTTGATCCTTTGCCATCAACTGTTCCTGATATATCATAACTATCACAACCAAACGTTCCAATATGTTCATTACCGGGATATTTTTTTCCATTTCTCTCAATAACTTTATTTTGTAAATGAGTTGGTGGTACCCACGTTACATGAAATCTTCCTTTCGGATCTGGATAAAATATTACATTTGTATCTTTAATTCCATTAATCCATTGAAAATTTCCTATTGATATATTATTTGAAGTTTCTTCATTATAATCTATTTGTTCATAAATTTTAGCTAAATTGAAAATACTATTTTGAGTTTCATCTCTAAAAGCATGTTCAATAGTTCGTGGAAATTGACGATAAAATTCATTTAAAGCATCTTGATCATTTTTTAATCCTTCTGTTTCATTTTCCCAATGATTTATAACACCAATATCTATTAATTCTCCATATAAATCAAATACTTCGCTTTTTGGAGTATCAAACACTGGCATACCATGTTTATTCATAAATCCCTCAAAATTCCATTCCATTGGTATAAACAAACTATATAAACCAGATTTTGTTTGTCCATTTTTATTTCTTTTTGTTACATCAGAATCTTTAATTAATTTTTTAAAATTATTACCACCTTTATCTAACGCATTTGATGTACTTCCCATCATACATTTACCAATAATTCTACTACCTAATCTTAAACATGTTTTTGTTACTCTCCAATTATTTAGTATATTATCTGGTCTTTCCCATTTTCCTGACTCATCGTGAACTAATAAATTTAATTTTTCTCCATCATAACTATTATCCCCAGTATTTTTCCAATCAATAGTTGTATCAAGTCCAGTAATTTCCTCTACTGGAGCATTAACTTGTAATTTCTTTCTAGTGAATTTTTGTGCTGGTACTCTATATGCTAATTCACTTTTAGGTCTATCCATCCCGTCTTGAATCGGTTTGAAAAAGAATGGATAGTTAATAGATATTGGTACAACCTTATCTGTAAACATTTTTTTAGCATCCCACCCTGATTTTGACAAGACACCATAACGGGCGTCAGACGCGAGAGTAGCAAGGTTAACTGTCTCAGCACTTGCCATAAACGAGAAACCAGATCGTCTATTTTTAAGATAACATATTCCATAGCAACGCTTGTCTGCTTTACAAGCTTCCCAAAATATAAAGAATAATCTATTGGATTCTCTAAATTCAGGAGCACCCACATCAATTTTTGACCACTGAAGATACATATAGTGAGTACCGGTAACATAAGTAGGAATACCATTATTATAAAACCAAAAACCATTTTCTCTGCGATTAAATTCTTCATCGATATAATCATACCATTGTTCTTTTAAATCATCGGGATATGATCTCCAATCAAATATTGTTTTAATATTTTTGAAGGATTTTTGCGTTTCAAATTTTTCCCAATACTGTTCTTTTTTATCTTTATGTCTTTTATATACTTTTGTTGGTTTTGGTAAAGCTATTTTAAAACCCTGTATATCATAAATTTCACCAATTACCCCAGTTTTACTTAGAACAACTATATCATGCTCTTTATTATAACCGTATTTCCATTTCTTACCTTTATTGAGTCTTTTTAAAGTATTAATTCTTATTGGCTCAATAATTTTATATAAAGTTTGTTTGTACATTATTTTGATCTACGTTCAGCAAAACCAGAAAATGTATCATCTTTTCTTTGCAATGGTTTGTTTTCTAATATATTTTTTTCTTCTTCAATTCTATTTAATATCTCAAAAGCATCGAATATAGCTAATTTTTTTGTTGCGGCTGCATTTTTTAATCTATCAGCGGATACATCTTCTTCGCTATCAACAATTTTTTCTTTAGCAACTTTAATTAATTCTTCAACCGCCCTGTGTCCAGCTTGGATTATATTCTTTTTCGTTTCCTTGATATTCATATTTAATTGAAATTGAATTTGTTAATACTCTATATAATCTTTCACCATTTATAATAAATTCATATTTACTAAATGGTGTAAAACCTATTAAATCTCCTATTTTAATATTTTTAAGATTATCATCACAATATTTCATTATACCAACTAATGGTTGTTCTTTTTCTATACTAAATTTATCGTATGATTTAATTGGTTTTATAAAACAATATCCTTCTAAAGCTTTCCATTGATTATTTCTTTTATACGCAAATATTTGATCTTGTTTGATAGCATATTTATTTTTACCTAAATAACTTTTACTATTTTTTTCAATATTACGCACATTATGCCATCGTCTAAACACATTATGATGAACAATAATTTCATCAAACTTTTTTATTTTAGTTTCAACTAATAAGGGTATAGATTGAACAATAGCATTTCTATTTACAAATTGATGATTTGAAATTTCGGAATTTAGTATTAATTCTTTATCACCAACTTGTTTAGTATTATTATATCTTTCACCCTTTGGTTCTACAACAAAATCATAAAGACTGTGCATTTTAATATTCTAAATTATACTCGACAGATATTGCCATATTTTTATTAAAATCCTTCCAAGGTAATACATCATCATTTTTTTTTATAAAAACACTATATCCATTTTTATTTTCTAATATATCGCATATTGTATGTCCACCATATACTTCCTGACCCACAGCATAATGCATGGCTTCATTTTTATAATCTTTACCTATACTAATTTTTCTTATTAACTTCATTTTCTATAGGCATTTCTTGTAATATTCCATTTTGTAAATTAACACTCACATCACCATATTTACTTTTCATGTCCAATTGAAATCTATCAATATCACTTTGAAAAGCATGTAATCTTTGGATCGCAATTGATTTTTGTATTTCCAAACCACCAATTTGTGATTGCAATTGATTTATAACTTTTACTAAATTTTGAATTTTATTTAATTCTTCATCAGTAACTTTTAAATCTTTAGTAATTTTTTTATTTGATTTTACCATAATTTTATATTTAATTTAAATTTATTCACTCGTTTATATTATCACGCAATTGTCACACTTTTTACTTATTTTGTCGCTTTGGTTTTCTATTATCAATAAACCAATTTTTATACACATCTCTTTTTTTACAAATATAATCAAAATATTTATCAACTTTTTCTTTCCAATTCTTATCTATAACTGGATTTATAATACCAGATTTATAACTGGAAAACGTTTTATTTATATATTCTTTTATGTTTTTTTGATTCATAAATAAATGATTATTTATACAAGCAAAAGATC